GCATCGTTAGCGGCATTAATCAAATGAAAGAAGGGGGCACGTCGAATGTACTAGGTGGCATTGGCAGTATCCTGCTGAGCGTTGGTGGTGCCATTGGTGGATTTGGCAAGTTATTTGGCGTAAAAGGATTTGCAACTGGCGGCATTGCAACTGGTAGCTTCTCTCCATTGCCCTTCAAGGCATTTGCAACTGGAGGAACTGTGGCCGGTCCTACTCTTGGCCTCGTAGGCGAAGGACGTTTCAATGAAGCCATTGTTCCGCTTCCCGATGGCAAGAGCATTCCAGTGCAAATGCGTGGCAACGTGCCAAACTCTCGCGAAATCATGAGTGGCGGTAGTCAATCTCAGGCAGTTTCGCCAGTTCTCAATATGAAATTTGAGACCACAAGCATCAATGGAGTAGAATACGTTAGTCGTGAACAGTTGGAACAGGCAATGATGGAAACTCGTCGCCTGGCTGTAAAAGAAGGTTCTGCTCGTGGAGCCAGCCTTGCCATTGATAAATTGCAACAAAGCCCCTCTACTCGCCGCAGGATTGGCATTTAATTATGGCTGTCTTTCCTAGTCGTGATTCTGCGGGAGATGTAATCTATCCAACATCTCGCACGATAAGCCCTGGTCAGTATCCAGTAAAAATCTATAGAAGTCTTTCCGGGAAAACTATTAGAAGGAGCTATGGTAGTAGGCCAAGTAGCTTTGTTTTGGAACTTACTTTCCAAAATGTAAACAATAATGTTGTTCAGGCAATTGTCGAACATTATCAAGGACAATATGGCAGTACTGTTGGCTTTAGCATTCCATCAACTTTGTTAATTGGCTTAAATAACACGCTTCAAGGTTACTTGCGTAACCCTTCTAGCACGGACTGGTACTATAGTAATCCACCAAATATTGAAGCCGTACTGGGAGGATATAGCAATGTGTCAATTTCTTTGATTGCCGAATTGACATGACCATTCGCATTGTCCAATACCTAGAGCTTACAGCGTTTGCCCCAACTCCAAGCCTTGCAATAGCCGAGGCTAATCAGAGCACAAAAGACTCTATCACCTTTGGAGGTAATGCCACTTTTATCCATCGTTATCAAAATTATTTTGTCAACCAGTCTGTTAGATGGCCTGCTGAAAATGGAAACAGATATGATTTTATGCCATTTAGTACAACTGGAACAACTGCTAATTTAAATGGTGACAATGGACTTATGAGTATTACATTTCCTAATGTGCCAGTGGCAATTCGACTTGTAGAGCAAGGCAATGGAAATAGATTAAGCAGGCTTTCCCTAACAACAGTATGGCTCAACGAAGAACTACTTCCACTTAATAGAGAGCCAATTCCAGAATATTACATTGGCATTGGAGCAAGTTTTAGTGAGACAACTATTGAACTTCGATTTAGAAGTGCTATGGATAGTGTTGGCAGTCAGTTCCCCGGAAGAAAATTGACAAAAGCTCTTGTAGGATTATTGCCATTGAATGCTGATTTGTTCCTGCAGTGATTAACTACAACGACTTGATTGGCTTGAAACATCGTTATGCAGCATCGCCAGAAGACGGAGAGGGTTATACAGACTGCTTGTTGCTATGCATGGAAGTGCGACGTAGGCTTGGGCTGAAACATCTTCGCGCTTCGTTTCAATGGGTGTACGAAGATTATACGGAAGAGGAGTTGACCATTCGAAAGATTTTGCGCTGGCTGTTGACTTATGGACAAGCTATTAGCGAGCCAAAGCCCGGCGCTATTTTTTATTTACCAGGAGCTAATTCCTTACTTGCCATGGCGGTTGTTGCTGATGATGAAAACTGCTTGTTTTTAGGGCAGAGTAAGATGGTAGTTGCAGCGCCATTAAACATGGTGCATCCTAAGAAATTTTTCTGGGCAGACTGATGAGCAAAGATTGTCGTAAGTTGCTTCCGTATGAGCACGACCTAATTGAGGCTCTTGGCGTAACGAAGGAAGAATACTTTGAATTTTTAGACGTTAGACATGAGTATACAGACATCAAGGCTGGCACTGTTTTAGATGCAAGAAATTGGCCAGTTGTCGCCATTGTTCTTACAGTCGTTGGCGTAATATTTCAAGTGGTGGCGGCACTGATTGCTCCCAAGCCACAGAATCCAGCGATAGCACGAAGTGGTGGAGGAGGAGTTCGTCAGACCAGAGACGACGTATTTGCACCACGAGGCAATTTCAATTCGCTACAGCAAGTGGCGGAATACGGCGATATCGTCAATCTTGTTTATACAAATCAAGCTGCTAATCGCAATGGAGGAGTAAGGGTTGCCACTTCTCTTGTCTGGTCTGCATTGCGCAGTTACGGAAGTAGTCAGTTTATTCAGATGATGGCGATTATTGGTGCTGGAAAAATTGGGCGAATAGATCCAAGGCTTACTGCATTTGGACAAACGCCAATGCGTGATTTAATCACTCAAAATTACTGGGTTTATTTCAACGATTACTCAACTGGTTTTCTTAAGAATTCAGACCTACTCCCTGATCCATACGGAATTCCTCAGGAGAACGATCCAACTCTCATCGGAAATGGTAACGCCAATCCTTATCAAGTGCCGATTGGCGAGAGAAGTACAGCTCGCAGTCCTGGCTTTAGCCAATCTTTTTCCTTGTCCGCATCTAAAAGTTTTGGCGTTTATTCGCCTGTCGCCATTAATGTCAATGTAACTCTTAGGAATGAAGATGGCGACCCGCAGGCTGTCTTGAATGGGGTTACTGTTAGTATTAACAATAATGCTGGATGGCCTCAAAGACTTGCTTCGATTGGATTAGGTACTATTCTTGTCGTCAATATTGCAAAGACTTCTTCGTCATCTAACTTAGAAATAGAAGCGTCTGAATATAGGCAGCAAATTGTCAATATCTTTGACAATGCAAGCAGTTTTAAACTTGGATCTGCTGTATTTAGCGTGATAGATATTTCTTTTACGGACCTAAGCAGCAATGCCGCGATAATAACTCTTCGATGTGTTGACAGAGGAAATCTTCCGTCAGTTGATTACAATGACACTTCTGTTGATGATGTAAGTAGTATTACTGCTGCGGGTGAGCTTGCAAAACAAAGTAATCTTACAATAAGAAATTTGCAGTCCACGATAGATCGAATAGTTTCAGAAGACGAAACAGGCGATACCATTTCTGAGATTCTTACGAAAAATGCAATAGAAAGAATCATTCAGACCTCAAGACCTGCTACTAACCAAGAAAAGACTGAATACCTTTGGAACGAATCGCGAAGAAATTTTGGCGCATTAGAAGATTATTTCTGGCAAGGCATGGAGTTGCGCAAACGAATTACAGTAAGACAGCAAAGAAGGAGACTTACAACGGAAGAGCGCCAGTTTGTTCGCGCTTATTTAGATGCTCAGGCGGCATTAAGCAATATCTCTGTCGAAGGACTTGACCTGTTTCGCCTTAAGGCACTTGTTCGAATTGAAAAGGCAAAATATGAAACAATTACACCATGCAATATTGTAGATATTGCCATTAAATCAAATATTTATAGGCGAATTTCTGGACGACAAGAAACCTATGGAAAAGAGAGGCGCGGTGGATTTCCGTCCTCTGATAATGGATTGAAACTTCGATCTGCTTTTTTCTTGTTTAAATACAAAAAAGCTTCCGATTCTTCTTATAAATATGCTCCAGGAATTTTTGTTATTCGCAGGGCTTCTGAGCAGGATAATTTTAATTACCTTCGATTCAATAGCGGATTAACTGGCGAAGATAACGCAACTCATTGGTCATTTGAACTTGAGCCATTACATGACTTTGTTGCAGAGCTAAGGAAACATCCTGTTTTATCTTCTGCATCTGGCATTAATTATTTTTACATTGAAAATTCTGGGACGCCGGTAAGTCTTGATTTGGCGGGAGACGATGATGCTTCTTTGATTTTTACTGGAAAGACAGTTATTTCAAAAGACGGCGTTCCTCCATTGTCTTCTGGTCCAGGAAGCGCTAGAGAGTGGGAAGTATTTAGCTTAAATGCCGATACTCAGTACCAATTGTCTCTTGATCGTGGGCCAGAAATGCAAATCACGGCGGTCACAGAACAAGTAGTAGTCCCGAATTTTTCAGCATTATTTCCAGATATTTACAAAGGTATTGCTCTCATTGGTTTAAACATGTATTCAGGCAAGAGTGTTCAAGACTTGCGCTCTTTAAGTGTTTTTGTGCAAAAAGGAAGACCAGTTCGCATGCTTAGAACAAGCGGTCAGATTGGCACGTCACGATGGGGCGACGATGATTTTCCTTATTTACCAGGGAGTTCTGTAATTGGCGTCGATCAAATGGTGTCCAATACAAGTTATATCATTGAATCACCCGGCGACACTAATTATTACAATTGTGGACTCCCCAGGAACTTACTTCCTCAAATTGGACAAGATTTTATTGCGACTGGTCCTGGTTCTGGCACAGGCAGAGTAAGGGCTGCTGGCTATGCAAATACTGCTCCGGATATTTTTGTTGATACTGTCCTTGATCCGAATGATGGGATTGGCAAGTATGCCAGCATTCATTGCATGAACTTAAAAGAATTAGCTAAGGCAAAAAGATTTTGCGAGAGAAATAGTTTATTTATGGATTGCGTTATAGCCGAAGCTCAACCGTGGAGGAGTTTTTGGTCTAGCGTTGGCGGCTTTAGCTTACTGGAATTAGCCCGGATTGGAGGGCAGGACTGCCTTGTTCCAGCTATTCCATATAATTTCATGACTGGAGAAATTTCGCGAAATATAAAAATTATAGCCCTGTTTAATCAAGGTAATATTTTTGAGGATTCTTATAAGGAGGAATTTATTGACTACGGAAGTAATACAGAGGACTTGATTGTTACTTGCATTTACAGAGAATTGGATTCCGATGGTGCCTTTACAAGAAATAGAAGCGTTGAAGTAAAACGCACTTATGTTAACGAGCAAAAGACTGTTCTTTTGAGTGAGAACGATGCGATTCGCGAAACAATTGATATGTCAGCTTATGTTACCAATAGGAGTCAAGCGATTTTAGTTGGCAAAATGTTGTGCCAGTTAAGACATTATGTGCGTCGTGCCATTGAATTCAAAACGTTCCCAACGGACTCTCCGGTTTTCCCAGGCAGTTTTATTTACGTGGAAACTGGCCATAATGAATGGAACAATATTTTTACTGGAATCGTTCGTTCTAATGGCGTCCTAGATATGCCAATCAGGGAAACTGGAACATCAGCATTTATTCCAGATGGCGTATACAACGTGCTTACTTATAATCCAAACGATGGAGCGACAAGTACATTGTTCAGGGCTGGTGTCAATATTGTAGATAATAAGGTTACTGGAAATTCATTGCGTGCTGGTCATCTTTTTGTACTAGGAAAAGAAGTGAGGTCCAAAAGAGTGTTTAGAGTGACTGAAGTGGAAATGGATGAAGAAGGAGAAGTGACAATTCGCGGAGTCGAGCATCCATGCGATTCCAATGGTTTATCTTTGGTAACAGAAGGACTCACCAGGGGATCAACTGGCGTATTTACCATTGATGGTGTCGCTAGTTAGAGGAAAGATAGATAAGCTAGTATTAACACATCTGATGAGATTTAGCCATGCCAGCTTACACGGGCAATGCGGGCACAATTTATATTGCGCCTTTTGCCGAAAACGGTGCTCTTGCGTTGAATTCAAATTTTGCTGTCAGTAACGCTGTTGTGTATGGCAGCACTATTAGTGCTGGTACACGAGTTGAGGCAGTTGCCGTCACCGGAAATGGCTCTGGTGCCAAAGGTCTTCTTTACGGAAACTATTCTGGAACCACTGGTTGGTCTGGAAATATTGCAGCCAGCAGCTCTGTTCGTAGTGGCAATATCAGGATTACTGACGGCGGCGCCAATTATACTGCTGGTGACACTATTTATTGGCGCATCTTGTCAAACAGCCGGAAAATTACCAATGATGTAACTGTTTCTAGTGCAATTACTGCTGGCATTGATAACGAAACTGATTTGCGAGTAGCCGCGCAAAAAATTGCGAGAGTTAGAAGTTGGTCTTTTAGTATTGCAAATGATGTTGTGGAACGAACCACTTTGGGCGACTCGTCTCGCACATACATCGCCACTCCTGGCACTGCCACTGGATCTGCGTCGCTTCTTTATTACAGGGATGACAATGAATCTGACAGCTTAAATTTAGACATTCCTGAGCTAAGAAACATCCTCTTCACTTCTAGCGCTCGACGAGTTTTGATGAGCCTTGGTATTACCAGCAGTGCCTCAGATGATTTTGTATTCCGTGCATTTATTACTGGGGCATCTGTTAGCGCAAATTATGGAGAAGTGGTAGCAGTGGATGTTAATTTTCAGATGGATGGTCCTCTTATTTCTTCTCCCACTTGATTATCAATGACTGTATTTGCTGGTCATTACGGAGCGATAGAATTGCAGCGCATTGGATCTGGCAATGCGCTCAATTTATTAATTTCACCAGAAAATATAGACACTGGAAGAAAGAGAATCGCCTTTTCTACGCCAGAAGGCAAAGACATAGAATTTGGCCTTATTACAACTGGAGATCGCTTGCGTATTACAACGAGCGATGCGAGAGGTCTGCCACTGCGTTTGTATACAAATGCCGCGAATACTTCGTACATAGACAATCCAAGTGGAGGAGTACTTCCACTGGAATTTTTTGCCAATGTAGATGCGATGGGGCAGATACGAATGTATCGCACATTTAAGGATGCAATGGCAAATTCTGGTGCTAGTTACCTTGCTATTCCCTTGGCTCAAAGCAGCAGTGCAGCACCGTGGAGTATAAAAGTAACGCAAATAACTGGAGACTACAATTTTCTTGGTGCAGTCGAAGGATTTACCATTAACACCGAAAGAAACTCTGTTGACACTACTGCACTAGGTGATCAGTACCAGAATTTTCAAGCGGCCCAGATCAATGGATCTGGCAGTGTTGATTGTAAATTTGATTTTAAAAATATTAATGCAGAGGAAATGCCAATTGCCCTCTGCCAATTAATACAAAAAATTGAAATTGGAAGTCTTTTTAAGGGAAAGTTTTATTTACTAGAGCCCGGTTCTCCGCAGCCTGCTGGATATACAGTCTCCGAAGGAGTATATTACGAACTTAATGGAATTATGACAAAAGCTGGCGTTGAAGTGAGAGCTGATCAAATTGTTGAATGTAGTTTTGATTTTGTAGTCAATGGTGAATTTAAGCTTAGAGCTGGAGCTGGAGCTACCGATCTCGTCACTGAAGACAATGTTAGCATTGGAAAAGAAAGCACTTTAGATCAACTGGGCGTCTTGCAGGAGAGCAACTAACGATGACAATTCGCATTTCCGAACTTGCTGAACTTTCGGTTGATGTTGCTCAGTCTGATGTATTGCCAATTGTAGATATTGGCGCTCAGGAAACGAAAAAAATTCAAGTTGGAAATCTTCTTCTTTATGGCATCAGCGGTATGCCATCGGGAAGTATTGACCTTTCATTACTTAGTCAAAATTCAACTGTAAAGCTGTCATCTACTGCTCTGGCAGTTAACGGTGTAGTCCCTGGCACCTATGGAAATGCTGCGACCGTTCCACAATTCACTGTAAACGACAAAGGTTTAGTTACGTTTGCTTCTGGTGTTGCAATCACTATTGCAGCTACGAATGTCACAGGACTTGCTCCAGTTGCTACCAGCGGCACTTATGCAAGCCTTAGTGGGCTGCCGACTCTTGGAACCATCGCATCACAAGATGCTAGTAGCGTCAGCATTAGTGGCGGAACCATTAGCGAAGTTTCTTTAACTACTGGTTCTGCAGTTATTAGTGGTGGAACAATTGTCAATATCACTGATCTCACAGTTGCCGATGGTGGTACTGGTGCATCAAACGCCGCTGATGCGCGTACAAATCTTGGTCTAATCATTGGTTCTGATGTTCAAGGTTATAGCCCTATTCTTTCTGGCGTTACACAGCAATTTACTGCAGCAGACCAGATTGTTTATTCGACTGCCTCTGGAGCTTTAGCGTCTACAACTTTAAGCTCTTTTGGTCGTTCCGTTATTTCTGGAGCAAGTGCCGATGCTGTCCGCACTACCATTGGCCTTGGGACGCTTGCCACTCAAAACGCAACAAGTGTTGCCATTAGCGGAGGAACAGTTAGTGGTGTTTCACTTTTTACAGGTAATGCAGTTATTAGTGGCGGTTCCATTGTTGGCATTTCTGACTTAGCTATTGCTGATGGTGGCACTGGCGCATCTACTGCAGCAGCAGCACGTACAAATCTAGGCTTGGATATTGGAAATGATATTCAAGCATTCAATTCAAATCTGCAGCAAATTAGCTCTTTATATTCTGGTCCAGATGAAATCGTTTATGCTTCTGCTTCTGGCGTCATTGAGACCACTGTTCTTTCTTCCATTGGTCGTGCAATAATCAGCGGTCAAACTGCTGATGAGGTTAAAAGTATTCTTGGCATTGGCAATATTGCATCTCAGTCTGATGGATCTGTCACTATCTCTGGAGGTGTAATTTCCAATGTTACGCTTTCCACCTCAAACGCTACTATTACTGGTGGTAATATTAGTGGCATTTCTGATTTAGCAATTGCTGATGGTGGTACTGGTGCATCTACAGCAGCCGATGCACGTACTAACTTAGGAGTTGCTATTGGTAGCAACGTTCAAGCGTATAGCCCCATTCTTTCAGGAGTTACGCAGCAATTTACTGCTGCAAATCAAACCATTTATTCCACTGCATCTGGAGTTCTTGCATCTACTGCATTAAGCGAATTTGGTCGCTCTGTAATTTCTGGAGGAACTGCTGCAACTGTCCGAACAACGCTTGGCCTTGGATCCATTGCCACACAAGATGCCAATAGTGTCGCTATCTCTGGTGGCACGATTAGTGGTGTCAATATTACGGCAACAAATCCGACAATTAGCGGCGGTACAATTGTCGCAATTACTGATCTAGCAATTGCAGATGGCGGCACTGGTGCCTCTACTGCTTCTGGCGCAAGAGCTAATCTTGGCCTTGCTATTAATAGTGATATTCAAGGCTATAGTCCTTTGCTGGCTAATATTGCTCAGCAGTTTACAAATGCAGATGAAATTATCTATTCAACTGCCTCTGGCATAGTTGCATCTACTCCAATTAGTGCTGTTGGTCGTTCTATTATCAGCGGCTCTACTGAGGGAGATGCAAGAAATTCTCTTGGACTGGGAACGCTTTCTGTTCAAAACGCTGGCTCTGTTTCAATCTCTGGTGGAACAATTACGGGTATTAGCGATTTAGCAATTGCGGATGGAGGTACTGGTGCTTCCAATGCTGCTGATGCCAGAGCCAATCTAGGACTTGCCATTGGCACCAATGTTCAAGCTTATTCTGCTGGGCTTTCATCCATCGGAGCCTTATCTCCTGCGTCTGGTTCAGTTATTTATTCGCAAGGAAATAATACATATACGGCAAAAACTGTAACGCCTTATATGTTGGATATGCTTGCAAGCGGAGATGCCGCTGCTAGCACGAGAACGTACCTTGGTCTTGGTTCTTTAGCAACAAAAGATACCATTGGCAATAGTGATATTCCAGAGGCGACAATTAGTGGCGCTATCCTTGCTAGCGGCACTTTAACAAGCCGCGAAATCGGGGCAAACGCAATTTATACTGCATCTATCCAAGATGCAAGTGTCACCACTGCAAAAATTGTCAATAGTGGTGTTACGGCTATTAAGCTTGCTGATAATTCTTCCTCCATTGTTGCCATTGGCGCTCCACTTGCTAATGGCACTTTTATTGGTCAGCGCTACTTTGACACCGCCACTTCCTATAGCTATGTATGGGATGGAATTGAATGGGAACGAGAAGCAGGTATTACAAATATTACGTTTACTGATAGCACTCCTTTAGGCTTTTCCGTTGGATATGCCGATAGATTTTCTGCTCAAATTACGACAACTTTAGAAAACCAGTCGGCCAATACGTTTTTTGCTGGTCCTTCGTCGGGAGTTGCTACAACTCCTGCGTTTAGAACTCTCACTTCCTCTGATCTTCCCATTGCAACTACTTCTACGCTTGGCGTAGTTACCCCAGGGGCTGGTCTTGCGGTAACTGCTGGTGGCACTTTAAATCACTCAAATACTGTTGCTGCTGGTAGCTACATTGGAGCATTTACCATTGACAGTCAAGGTCATATTACTTCTGCTGCAACTGAATTAACTGAAGAGGAAATTCCTGGTTTAGATGCAAGTAAAATTATCACCGGCCAGTTCTCTGGGGAATTTCTTGCTCCAAATAGCGTTACGGCTTCGCAGCTTGCTGATTATGGCATTGCGCAAGTTAGCGAAACTGCTCCCGTTCCAGAGTTTGCTGGTCAATGGTGGGTGAATCCTAATGATCGCTCGGCATATATCTGGGTTGGTGAAGTCACCCCGCTGGTTCAAGGATATTGGCTTAATCTTGGCTATGGATCTCCCACGCAAATTAACTTGCGTTTTGGTGGCACATATAACGCTTCTGGAAATGTCGTTGAAAGTATCAACAGCTATGGCATTGAAGCCGGCCTAAGCATTGGCCAAGGTCTTGCTGCTCCGAATAGCAGCAATAATGGTGTATACCTAATTGTTACTACCAGCGGTGTTGGAGTTAGTCCTGCTCCTGGTGAAGCGCTTGCAGTTGGAAACTGGGTTCTTTCTCAAGGAAATGGTGCAACTTGGACAAAAGTTAATCTTAGTAGTGCTGTTGCTGGCATTGGCGATCAAGATGTGCTTGTCGATGGCGGTGCATTATCTCCTGTCGCGTCTGGGGTGGCCAGCCAAGAAGACTTAAATGAAATTCTATGGGGACGGACTCAAATTGCCACCACGATTAGCCGTGGTATCGTCCAGGCATCTTCCGAGGTGCTTGTTAATGGAACTACTGGCACCATGACAATTGGTGTAATTGATGATGGCACTTATTAATAACGATGGAAAAGAAAAATGATAGAAGGAAAATTCTTCTATTCGGGAGACAAGGTGCCCATTGGTGGCATAACGGGAGAAGTATTGACTAAGGTTGATTCTCCCAATTATTACACGGCTTGGCGAGATATTAATGGATTGATAGATACGCAGGCTATTGCAGACATTGTTGTACAAGATTTAAACATTGATGAAGGCGAATATTAACTGCACAGCATAGAATGTGAATAGTTTTATGGCTGCCCATTGGTTTAGCCGGAGGCATTTCTATGTCAACTTTACGCCACATTCGTTCGTCAACTGCAGATAAGCGTCCGGCTGCCTCTGGACTTGCTGATGGACAAATTGCAATTAATACAGCATCGGGCACTCCTGGCATTTATATCAGAGACAACGCAAGTGGCATTGTAAAAATTGGCCCTGCGCACGTTGGTACTACTGCTCCCAATGCGTCTCCTGCTGGTAGCACTGGAAATTCACGGGGTGAATTTTGGGTGGATGAGGCCACGACAACTCCCGGCCTTAAATATTTCAATGGGTCTGCATTTTTTAATCTCACTCCATCGGGAACTACTACTACAGTTGGATTGGTAGAGCTTGCAACTCCAGCAGAAACACAAGCTGGCACTGATGGTACTCGCGCTGTAACGCCATCTGGCTTGCAAAGCAAAATCAGTGATAGTGTTAGCACTAGTAGTTCTACTACTATTGCATCGGCTACTGCGGTTAAAACTGCTTATGACTTAGCAGCCTCTGCTATTTCTAGTGCTGGCGGAACTATTAATGGCCAGCTTTTAATTGGACCAAGTGGAAGTCTAGTTTTTGAAGGAAGCACTGATGATAGCTTTGAGACTACCATTGCGGTAACAAATCCAACTGTTGCTGATCGCACCATTACATTTCCAGATATTACAGGAACCGTTGTAACCACTGGAGATAGTGGCAGTGTCACTTCAGCAATGATTGCCAATGGCACTATTGTCGATGAAGATATTAGTGCTAGTGCTGCAATTGCAGATACTAAGCTTGCTACGATTAGCACAGCAGGAAAAGTAAGCAATAGCGCAACAACTGCTACCAGTTCGAATACCATCAATGCAATTGTTGCCCGTGATAGCAGCGGTAATTTTTCTGCTGGTACTATTAGTGCAGCTTTAACTGGTAATGCTTCTACGGCTACTGCCTTATCAAGCTCGCGAACATTTGCTCTTACTGGCAACGTAACTGGAAGTGTCAGTTCTGACTTAACAACTGGAGCATCCATTTCCACGACCATTGCTTCTGGCGTGGTAACGAGTGCCATGATTGCCGATGGCACTATTGTCGATGGTGATATTAGCGCTAGTGCTGGAATTGTCGATACAAAGCTTGCAACTATTAGCACGGCTGGCAAAGTTAGCAATAGTGCTACTACTGCAGCAAGTGCAAATACTGCTAATGCAATTGTCGCTCGTGATGCGAGTGGTGATTTTTCCGCTGGCACAATTACTGCGGCTCTTTCTGGCAATTCGTCTACGGCCACTGCATTATCCAGTTCGCGGACGTTCGCTCTTACTGGCAACGTAACTGGAAGTGTTAGCTCTGATTTGACGAGTGGAGCTTCAATCTCCACGACCATCGCTTCTGGCGTTGTGACTAGCGCCATGATCGCTGACGGAACCATTGTTGATGGCGACATCAGCGCTAGCGCCGCAATTTCTGACAGTAAGCTTGCGACAATTTCCAGCGCAGACAAAGTAAGCCTGTCTGCTTTAAATATTGATGGGGCGACTGATATTGGTGCGGCACTGGCAGATGTTGACCTATTTATTGTCGATGATGGAGCAGTCGGTACAAATCGAAAAGCCGAAGCATCTCGTATTCCCACTTATGTTTTTAGCAAAGTAAGTGGAGATATTACTATTAGTGCTTCTGGCATTTCTTCTATTGGTGCTGGTGTCATTGTCGATTCAGAAATTAGCGCAAATGCCGAAATTGCCGTAAGTAAGCTTGCTAATGGTACTGCACGACAACTTCTTCAAACTGACTCCACTGGTTCCGGTGTTGAATGGACTAGTAACGTCGATATTCCTGGCACCTTAGATGTCACTTCCACGGCAACATTTGATGGAGCCGTGAATATTGCTGGTGCGGTCACTATTAATGATGCCGGTGCTGATATTGACGTGAGGATGGAAGGTGACACCAATACTCACCTTTTCTTCCTCGATGCAAGCACTGATCGCATTGGGTTTAATCAATCTGCTCCAGCCACTAAGATTGACATCAATGGCAATTATGGCCAAAACATTGTTGCAGTTGCTGCTTTAGATATTGATTGTAGTGCTGGAAATTATTTCACAAAAACGATAAATGGAAATAGCACATTTACTGTCAGTAATGTACCAGCAAGCCGTGCTTATAGCTTCACTCTTGAACTTACGCACACCAGTGGTACTGTCACATGGTTTAGTGGAGTTGAGTGGCCAGGAGGAACAGCTCCAGTTTTAACGACTGGCAAAACGCATCTTTTTGTATTTGTCACTGATGATGGTGGCACTCGCTGGCGTGGCGTTTCTGCTATAAACTACACGAACTGAGGATAAAATAATGGATCCTATTTCACGCCAACTTTTTATTGGAGCAAGTGCCGGTGCTTCAGACCCGATGATTTTAGTTTTCAATACAAATCTCGGGACTACCACTGTGACGCTCCCAATGGTAGGAGCACATACTATTACTGTTAACTGGGGAGATGGCCTTTCTGATAGTTATAGCAGTACCGTGAGTGCCAACAGGACACATACTTATGCAGCAAATGGCACTTATACAGTGCAAATCTATGGCACGGCTTTTGGATTTGGTGGAACTACTTCCAGGCCACAGCTTACAAAGTGTTTGTCGTTTGGTGCTCTTGGATTGCAAAGTCTTTCCAACGGATTTAGAGCTTGCGCAAATCTTAATGAGGTGCCATCGTCTCTGCCATCTACTGTTACAAATTTGTCAGGATGCTTTCAAAGCGCAACTTCTTTTAATTTTGATATTAGTGGCTGGAACGTTGCAAATGTAACAAATATGTCCAGCATGTTTCTAAGCGCTACCGCCTTTAACCAAAATATTGGAAGTTGGAACGTTGCGAATGTAACGAGCATGTCGTCAATGTTTGAAAGCGCCACCGCCTTTAATCAAAACATTGGAAGCTGGAACGTTGCGAATGTAACGAGCATGACGTCAATGTTTCGAAGTGCTAGCGCTTTTAACCAAAACATTGGAAGTTGGAACGTCGCAAAAGTAGGAAATATGGAAAACATGTTTCGATCAGCCACCGCCTTTAATCAAAATATTGGAAGCTGGAATGTTGCGAATGTACTGACCATGGCGGCAATGTTTCAAAGCGCTAGCGCTTTTAATCAAAACATTGGAAGTTGGAACGTTATAAAGGTAACAAATATGGCGAGCATGTTCAATGCGGCTGCCGCCTTTAACCAAAGCATTGGAAGCTGGAATGTTTCAAACGTAGACAACATGTTCGCTATGTTTCAAAATGCCACTGTTTTTAATCAAAACCTTTCTAATTGGTGTGTTGGCTGGATTACAGCAGAGCCAGGCAGCTTTTCTTCGGGAAGCGCCTTAACTGCTGGCAACAAACCAGTATGGGGAACATGTCCTGGATTTGTAGCGAATGGTTCCATTTCTTTTATAGGTGCAGCAGAAGGAACCGATACGGTAACTCCTCCAGCGCATCAATCAGGAGATACGTTAATTGCAATTGTTGTAAATGAAGGAGGAACTAGCGGTGGCCAGACGGGCGGATGGACTTACGGTGGACTGCGATTTTTTAGCAACTTTACAAGCATGATGGAAATTTATTACAAAAATGCAGTATCGAGTGGAGAAACAATAGGAACATTTATAAGCGCCGATAGGGTGGCGGTTCTTGTTTATAGAGGAGTAGAAACGTCTGGATGGTCCATTAGTTCTCCTCATACGAGCAATTCAGCAACAGGTAGTGGAGTGTCTGTAACATATCAAAGTAATAATTTTTGGCCGAATTTATCTTGGAAAGCGCCAATACTGGCTCATGAATCAACAGATCAAACGGTAAGCGTTGTGCCATCTGGTATTACATCGCGAAGTAATACAAACACGACACTTCGCTTGTTTGCTGGCGATACCAATGCAAGTACAAGCGGATATGCTGGACAGACGATTACCGTAAGCGGAACTTCTGCAGGATGGGCAACAGTTACAATGACATTACGCAATAAACTTATTCCCGCTTAAAACATTTTCTTTTTGCCATGGCTTACGCACGAATTCAAAACGGAACAGTTGCTGAATATCCTTTGTCTGTATTTGACATTCAAAAAAAATTTCCAAATACTAGTTTCACTTCCCCATTTGTACCCCCAAGTGGATATGTTGACGTAGTTGATTTGCAGCAGCCTCAAGCTAGCTTTGGGCAAAAAGCAATCGAAAAGCTTCCTTCGTTTATTAATGGTCAATGGCGCCAGCAATGGCAACTTGTTGTTCTTAGCGAAGAAGAATCAAGGGCCGCGCTTTTTGCAAAAAGCACCGAGATTAGGAATGAAAGGAATAAGCGACTGTTGGAGTCGGATTGGACGCAGCTTCCTGACACTCCAGTAGATGCAGAACCATGGAAAATTTATCGACAGCAACTGCGAGATATCACTAATGCTGGTGGATTTCCGTTTTCCGTGCAATGGCCAGTTCCTCCCGCGTAAAACGTTGCTACGATTAGCTTGTCATGAATCTTGATCAATGGCAGTCAAAAGCAAAATTGGCGCATCCAGCAGCAAGCGTATTGTCATTAGCAAACCCAAGCGCACTCGCCAAGGCGACGGCAAGCACAGCAAGCCCAGCCATGGCAGGAAGCTCTCAAGGGGCCAAGGCGGTTAATTGACAGGTGCCATGCGGGAGGCTACCCTGCAGGGGCCTCCTTTTTCATGCAATGGCTTTCGTTGATTCTCATTCCTTTTCCCATCGCTTTACTGATGACAATGCAGGGATTGATGGTATTGGCTATCAAGAGATTATTCACCAATGCAGTGAAGTTAGCGCCATTGGCTTGACAAGGCACTATTTTCACTACGCCTTGGGTTGTGGTTTTGCTCCTAATAACATTATTGAAGCGATGGAAACGCTGGCGCAAGAATATAGCGCAGCATATGGCTACGATGGAAAGAAATAGGTAGGAAGTAATCGTGGGACAAGTTGTACGTGGTGGCGAGCAGTTTGAAACTCACATTGAGGCTGATCATCGCGGACAGCTTGTCCAGAAAGGGCCAGATAGTGGACTTGTTGATGCATTTGGACGCCAACGTTTTAGTCAGCCATTTACTCTTTTTGATTCGATGCTGCGCTACACGAAGCGCACGGATCAATGGAATGAACTAACCGTTGGTAGTGGCACTACAAATTATTTAATCAATGAAAGTTCTTTAGAGCTGAAAACGACCACAGCTTCTGGAGATACTGCTCTTCGGCGCTCTCGCAGACATTTTCCTTATCAGCCCGGTAAGAGCCTGTTTGTTTTAGCAAGTTTTGTTGGAAGCCCATTGCAAAGTGGCTTGATTCAAGAAGTGGGATATTTTGATGATGATAATGGCATTATGCTTCGCGCTAGTGGTACAACTCTGCAATTTGTCATTCGTAGTTCTGCCACTGGTTCCCCAGTCGAAAGAACGGTAAGTCAAAACGAATGGAACATTGATACTTTTTCAGGCTTTGATTTTTCTAAGGCCAATATTTTTGTCACCGATTTTGAATGGCTTGGCGTTGGAAGAGTGCGTTGTGGTTTTGTTGTTGATGGCGAAATCCGCTATTGCCATGAATTTAATCACGCCAATGTTATTAATTCTGTCTATATGACCTCGGCTATTTTGCCGTTGTCCTATCGCATTCATAATTCTTCCTCCATTGCTTCTCCCGCAACATTTAGACAAGTGTGTGCAAGTGTGATGAGCGAGGGAGGTTATCAGCCCACTGGACCGATTTATACTGCTGGTCGAGGAGCCGCCAATTTTACTTCTGTCACATCAGAAACACTTGTAGCCGCTATTCGCATGGCAAGTGGTCGCACTGATAATGTGATTATTCCAGCTCAAATTGATGCAAGCATTGGCGGCAATCCAGCATCTAATACGGTGGCGCAATGGCGCCTTCGCTTGAATCCAACAGTCAGTGGCGTTTGGCAGCCTGCTGCTAATGGACGTGGAAATGTAGAAGTGATGAGTAGTGGCACGTTTAGTGGTGGCACTGCGATTGGAGGGGGTCTTGTCGCATCTAGAAGCGCTATTGAGTTTGACCCCGAAAGCGGCCTAGGTCTCGCCTTGGGACAGGACATCAATGGAGCAAGTGATATTCTTATTTTGACTCTTGAATGCAGTGGTGCAGAAAACGCTACTGGCTTGATTGGCTGGAGGGAAGTGGTGTAATAGATTTCGCATGGCCAGCGAACTAAGATAAAAGCTCTCTCATGACCCTTTATGGACTCTTCCTTTCGTGACGAATGGCAGCAAAAGCAAGTGGACGCCATTGCTAATGCTCTTCAGGATCTAATGCAAGGAGAGAATGGAAAAGTAAATGCCAAGGAGGCCATTTACTCTGCCATCATGAGCTGGTACGATTACCACAATGCTGAAGCCATGAAATGGAGCAGCCTGCTGAACGCGCTAAAAACACTTTGAAAGATTGGCTGAATTCTCCAGAACTGCAAGAATTACGGAAAGCTTGGCGAGAGTCTGAATTGCAAACCAAAACTGAAGATCAAGCATGGTGGGATAGCCTCACCATGGAAGAACGTGCCCGTGCATTTCGTCAAGTGGTAAGCCTGATGTATAAGGCGGAAGTGAAGGAGCGCGGCTCTTATCGCCATGCAATGTATGATATTTTTGAAATCGACTATTTAGACGGAATGATGTGCAATTATATGGACTTGCATAATCTTATTTATCGCGGTCTCGAATATCAGGAGTGCGATGTTTCTGGCGACAATGGCAATAATGAATAAAAGTACGACGAGCGTAATAACTAAACGAAACGCCTCCCATTAAGAAGCAGGCAATACCAAGAAGGATTAGTTCCATCGTCATTCAAGGCGATAAGTGATGCGCATTTCGCCTCCTAATGCTTTCACTTCTTCTGAGGCATTTGGCGCTGCTTCTCTGATGATCATCACGCTTGGCACTGGCGCATCTGGCATGGGCGTCACCTTGGCATCAGGGTAAAGCTCCTGAGCCTTCGCTGCAAGCGCTTCTGAGCGGGCCTGTCTTTCCTCTCTATTCCATTGCTCCACTAGCCCCTTCGCCTGCTCGTCAACCGCCTGAAGCGTTGTCTCAGTTTTCCATTCCACCCATGGCTCCTTGCAATAAGCAAGAAGCATTTTTAACCATGGAGAAAACCGTAAGCGAGGAAAACGCTCAATTAAGCGAATTGCCACTTCGTAGCAAAAAGCAAAAAAGAGCGTTTCGTTTTTCATCCTTCTTGGAAGACACTTACAAAAACAGTGCCAGCGCGAGTGAGTGGCAGGATCCTGTCACGCAGATCAATGTTGTAACAGCGCACACAGCCATGGGTTGGAAATAATTGCTGACTTGGCACCCAGGCACCAGGCCATCCGCATGCACTTCCTCCTCCATGGATCATGATTCCTGCGCGACCGTGTTTGATTTCTTGGCGCTCTAGCTCAACTAAGTCGAAGCTATACCAGCCAAAAGCCATTAAGGTGCGATCGTATGCAGGTCGATTGCCTACACGCTCGTAATCACGATAAATGGTGCCAATTTTGTAGAGACCAGGAGGCGTGTCTGAATTTGGGATTTTGTATTCAGAATCACCGTACTGGCCGCGAGCTAAACAGGAGATTTCCCAAAGCAACTCCCCTTCAAAACTGAAGGCTTTCATCGTCTCCGAGATGTCGTTAACGATTAAATGAGAGTCACCTTGCTTGAAGCCAAAATCTTGCGGGCGCTTAGACGGTCCGATCATGATAAATTATTTACCAACTTTGAAGATAGTTTTCAGTCCTTCCATGAGGAGCTGCAGGATGTTATTGCTTTTCCAGGGAGAGTGATCAAGAATTTGATCAGCGGCTGCAACGATGATACCACCAATGATGAACCATTCAATGCCAGTCATAATGCCCTCCATTGAGACAATTTCTTAAAGGCTAGCGCTCTTATTGTCTGGTTTCCAAATTCCTTACGCGAGCTTCAAGCTCTTGCACGTTTTCAGTGAGTGTGTCAAGATTTTTGGTAATGCTTTCTATTTGTGTGGTGATTTTTACTTGCTGATGACCAATAGTAATCATCATGCCACCAGTAGCAAGAAGCATGCCAGCCGTTACCGTGGCAGCAAAGTTTGCCAGACTTTCTTGCCAAGGTTTCATTTCTTTAAAAACTGTTTACTTTTTATTTTCTAATTCTAATTGGAGCGTTTTCTCCTCCATTGTTTCCTATGCTTAAGAAAACACAATAAGTTTATGGGCGGGAGAAATGGGCCTGACGATCTTCTCCATTCTCTTCTTGAGCTTCGTCCTTCTGAAGCAAAACGCCGATTCCGAAAATCTATCTTTGAAGACTATCCCCTGCGTGGTCCGCTCGGACAGCCAGCATGCGCATATTGTGGCAAATGGCACGAGAAGCTAACGCTTGATCACTTAGTGCCCAAAAGCAAAGGCGGTCCGCACTATGCAAAATGGAACTTAGTGCCTGCATGTCGAGAACACAATGGAGCGAAGGGAGACCTGCCAGTATTTGAGTTCTGGCGTCCCCTAGATTGCTGGACTCCTCATCGCGAAGAGCTTCTTCTTTCATGGGTGCATTCTCATAGCTTTGTGAGTGCACATACGGACATTGCCGACTGGGAACAATGGATCGAGAGCCTGCAGCGAGTGGTGCCTATTCACGAAAGACATAAAGAAAAGGCGCCCATTTGGGCGCCTTCGTTGCAATTAAGACTGGCTAGTTAGCTGGCGGAAACATGGGCTCTGATGGGCCTTGCCTTACGGAAGGTAATGGACAGAAACCATCAGGACAGCCACTTGCCATGTAGTCATCGGGGTCGTGGCTTACTTCTTCATCAAAGAAGGTTTTGATCACTTCCTTGCTTTGCTCTTGAATGCGCTGTGCAGTGGATTCTTCTTGCTCAACAATGGCGATAAGGCGATCAAGATACCAACGACATTTCTTAAGTGATTCACTGCCGCCTTTTGCTTCATACCGCCATAAATACTTCTGGCAATTGCCTTTTAGGAAACCCTTGAAGGCAACAGCATTCATCGAGGCTTCAATAGCCTCAATGCATTCAATGGCGCCAGAAGCGTAATGCTCTGGAGAATTCACAGGATCGTGCATGATCAGAACTGGTAATCGTTGTTTTCAAAAGCAGCAAACGCTTCAGGAGCTACAGGCATGCCAAGCTCCATCAATGCGCGAGCATAAGCTGCGATTTCGCCTTGAGCATCCTTGCCAATGCGAAGTGAAATGAAATGGAACAATGCTTGTAAGCTACACGTCCAACAGAAGCTCGTATAAAGGCAGCCAGGAAGCACGCCGCGAGCCTGTTCCTTGCTGATGCCTGCCATCACCATGGTCTCGTAAGCCTGCTTTGCCACTTGGATGGCCTCTGCGTAGGAGTGGAGGGCAATGGCCGCTTCACGGGCCGCTACAGGACCGTCTGAAGCTTGCTTGTTATTGCTGCTCTGCTTTAGGAATTCCATGGGCACATAAAACTCTGCATCTTCTGCTGAGCAATAACGGAAGCTTTTTTCATTCCAGCCAAGTTGATCATCAACATAAGTGGAGGCAACAGTGTGCTTCCACCATTGACGAGCAATGAACAAAGGACACTTCACAAACCACTTAAATACCACGCCCCTGAAAGGAGAAGTGTGATGGTGTTTTGCGAGATAGTTCAAAAGCTTTGTATCGCGCTCGGAAAATTCTTCTGAACGATTGTCAAAGCTTTGGCGAGCATCATTCACCACGGAGAGACTGTTCCCCATGGAATCAATGAGCATTACGATGCTCTTGCCATCACCGAGAGGATCAATGGAGGGGAAAATCATTTGTTGTCTTCGTACAGTTCTTTGTTTGCTTTACCCATTGCAAGCCTTGCATTTTCATGTTCTTCGATCATGCAAATGCCCATTGCATAGCAAGCCCTAGCAATGTCAGATGCCATGCAGTCCACTCCCACCTCGATGGACAGGTCAACGTCCTGCAATCGTGGAGCAATGGCACGAAGTGTGATAGCGGCATATTCTGCTACCTTGTCTAAATCTTCTTGTGTGTAAGGCTGCTGTTTCATGATGGTGGAACACACGCCAGAATCATAGGCTGGCATTGGCTTTTCGGCAACCCGTCCCAATCATTTCGGCTCTCCTCCATCGTCCTTCTTTTCCTTCGCGTTAGCCTTTACTGAGGGAAGTAAAGCTTTATGAAATTTTCATTGCCTGTTGAGTTAGATTATGGCAATCGCCGTTACATGGCTGCTATGACGTTTGAGCATTCAATGCAGAGGGAGTTTGCCCTGACGGTAAGCAAGAAAGCTCTTCAGGAATGTAACGACAAGGAAAAGCTTCGTGAAGTGGCCTTGAATCTTCTTGAAGGCTGGGCAATGATGAATACAGCCGTTCAAGGGCTGATGAAAGAAAATATTGAACTCCGACAAGCAATGGCACTGCGGGACAGTTCCCTGGAAGCTGCAGACGCTTTGCTTACGGAAGCTGGTGAAGCTTTAAAGAAATATGAGCGCCAATCATCTCGTGCCAAGTGGCGTCTTTGGCCATTTGGGCAGTGAGAAGAAAAATTGTCCAGCCGCTAGCAAAGGCAAGATTGTATTTACGACAATCCCTTTCATAGCCTGCACCAGTGACGTGACGACCACGATTGTAAACGCCACCTTGGATTTCGATGCCAGTGCAAGAGAAGGGATGAGCAAAGTCAAGACGGTAGCGTTTGGAACGTTTTGAACGAGAATAGCGCTCCTGAAAATCATCTTCCCACTTTGTGATGTCACTAAATTCCCGCTGCAGAATTAGCTTTGGGAATTTGGACTGCCACAGAGCGTGGAATTGATCTTCAAGAGCGCTCACTAATCAGACGGCAGCTAGCTGTACGTTAGCTCCTTG